TATCGCGGCGATCAGCTGTCGAATCAGCATCTGCACCAGGACCATCAGCAAGGCGCCATACGTGATGGCGCCAGCCACAATGGCCGCAACAAGCCCCTTGATCGTCGCCCCGTAAGACAGGATGGTGATGACCACCATGACGATGATCAGCACTGCCCGGAAGATGCCGGTCTGATACCACTTCAGCTTGATCACGACCAGGCTGTTGAAGACGTAATGCAGGGCACGGGAGTACAGCAACTCCCGCTCCGGCAGGGTATAGGTCTTGGCAATGGCCATGTCCACCGGGATCAAGAGGATCTCATCCTTCTCATCGCCGGTGGTGGTGTATTGCTCGAAGATGAAGTAGGTCAGCTTCAGGTCGAAGATCTGGATCTCCTCGTACACATCCTTGCTGACCTGGTGCTGGTACCAGTGCCGCTTGCTGCCGGTATCCTTGGGCACCGGATCGCCGGACAGGGAAGGGACATCCACCACCTTCTGTTCCTGGCTGAAGCCAGAAAGGTAAGTGCCAGGGGTGCCAATGACCCCCACCACTTTGCGCTTGATGATGTTTTTCCAGTTCAGGGCCATCTTGAAACGGGCATCCTGGATGACCATCGAGCTGCGGTTCATGGCCGTGTTCAGGCCGCGGGAGATACCGTCCGAGAAGGGGTTGTCCGCTGCATTGCTGTGGCCCTGGGCCTTCTGCTGCGCATACAAGCCAGAGAAGAAATCGAACAGGTAGCGCCGCTCGATCGGTTCCTCGGTGTCGGCTGGCACGGCCATGACCATCATGGCTTGCTGCACGTCGCCGATGTCAGGGTTGTCATGGATGCCGTCGACCATGCGGTCGTATTCCATGTTCAGGATCCTGGCCAGGTGCTTGCTGTCCTTGTAGCCTTCCGAGTTCACGTCCTCCGCTTGCGAGTGCTTGTTGAAGCGGAAGTACATCCAGGGGAAGAAGTGGCCCACGCCATCATAGGCAATGTCGAACACCTCATCGAGTGAAGGATTACCGGCCCCGTGCTGGTAGATCCAGTAGCCGGTGTGGTTGTTGTGGTCCACGTACTTGGCCTGGTGGTAGTCCTTGCTGATGTCGAAGCCAGCCAGGGAAATGATGAACGTGCCAAACTTAGGCACATCCTTCATGACCGTGCTGCCCACCACTACCGGTTCCTTTTCCGACCAGCAGGTGTCCACCAGGATGTAGTCTGTTGCGGCGGCCGGATCCACGGCATAACTCAGGGTCGGTACCAAGGCGCCGGCTGCGGCGGTCTGGTATTTCTTCTCCGGGGTCGGCCCGGCCGTCGGCGGTGTGCCCCATTGTTCCAGGCTACCGTTGCTCATCTCTTCCAGGGTGGCATCGGTGACGATGACCCGCATGTTCTTCAGGAAGACGGGTTTGTCGGCCGTGGAGAGGGCACCGATCTGGTTGGTGAGGTAGTCGTAACCATGCTCCTCGGTCAGCTTCTTCCAGCCCACATGTAGCAGGTTGAGCGGCCCGAAATGATAGTAAGCCATGGACACCGGGCCACCGGTGAGCTGCTGCAGCACGGCTTCGCTGGCTTCCTTGCCGGCAAAGGAGGAATGCACGCTGCCGGAAGGGGTGCCGTACAGGTAGCCTTGCCGGCCATAGGAATACATGCGGTCGGCCCGCACAGCGATGCTGTTGGTGATCGACTCCATCACCTGTTCGATCATCTGGCCCGACTCTTCCTTCAGGTCACGGGCCAGGCCTTCACGGATGGCATCGGGCAGCGCGTTGTCATCAATGACCCGCGATACCGAGGTACCCACCACTGTCTTTTTGCTGCTGCCAAACAGGCCCATGGTCATCCTTCTTATGAAAAAGGGAGCCAAGGTTTCCCTGGCTCCCCCGGCTAGGAACTCCCGGCCCCTGCTTAAATGCCCACGCCAGCGAACATCTTCTGCACTGCACGGCCAATATCGGCGTCCGACAGCTTGTTGACGCCGTCGGCCACGGTACCGTCATCCGTCATGCGGCGCGCATTCCAGGTGTCGATCATGATCTTGGCCGCCTTCTGTTCGGAATCACGGGCAAAGCCATCGGTCTGGGCCTGGTACAGCTTCTTCTGCTTGCCGATGACCGAGTTGTCATCCACACCCAGTTCCATGGTCTGGGCCTTCTCGGTCACGACCCTCTGGCCCAGCAACTCGGTTTCCTTGGTGGTCTTGGTCACCGATTCCATGGTCAGGTCATACTCGGCTTTCAGCTTGCAGACCTGGGCATCGATCAGTTCACCATTCTTGGTTTCGTTAGCAACTTGCTTGTCTAGCAGATCGGCTTTCAGTGCAATGAGATCACGTTCCACCAGGAACGATACGGCGGCATTCATGGTGGCTTGCAGGGCGCCCAGGTAGACCTGGGCGTAGTCGGCACCGGTGATGCGGTTCTTGGCGAATTCGGCTTCCAGATGGGCCTTGTTGGCATCCATCAGTTTGTCGAACACGCCGGTACCGCCCAGCGCACCGGTGGTCAGGTCAGTGACGGTAATCGGCGTGCGTGCCATGAGTGCTTACCCCTTATTCCGCGCTCACGCCACCGGCCATGGCCTGGCGTTGGGCCAGATCATGGAGCTCATCTTCGGTCAGGTCCGGCAGGATCTCGACGTTGAATTCCTTGATCAGCTTGCCTTCACGGACCTTGATGCCGTTCTTGGCCTTCTTGGTGACGAACACCTGGCACTGACGGGCCTGGATCATGTCCAGAATCATTTTTGGTACGTGCCAGCCTTCTTCCACGTTGAAGGGCACGAATTTCTTCAGGGTGCCGACGGCAGCATTGCCAGTGGTGAAGATCTCACCCTGCCATTCCTTCTTGGCCGGGTTCATGCAGGCCACGCGGATGCGCACCAGGCGATTGGCTTCCATGCGGATGCGCTTGCGCTTCTGGTTGTCGGTTTCGGCCGGGGCAAACTTGACAGAATCGTCGTCGGTGTTCTCGATGGCGGTCACGGCGCCGGAGACGACCGGGGCCGGCTCAGCGGAACCTACCGGATTGTCTTCAAAGGTCTGCTCTGCAGCCGTGGTCTGTGCAGTGGATGCAGCAGCAGCAGGCATGCCGGCCGGTTGGGTTGGATTGGCTTCTGCATTCAGGTGGGCAGTGATCTTCTCGCGCAGTTTGGGGGCGGAGATCGATGGATGGAAGGTCAGGCCCAACAGATTGGCACGCGCCTTCAGCGCTTCCAGATCATCTTCTTGGGTCAGGGCAGCCGGATCCTGGTCCAGCTGGTTCAGGGTGTCATTGGTTTGGTCGCTCATTGCAGTTCTTTCTTTGGTCAGCGGTTAGGAGTTCAAGTAAAAAGGAGGAGGCCGGAGCCCCCTCCTTCAAGCCAGGATTACAGCTTGGCAGCGGTCAGGATCAGGCCGATACGTTCAGGACGCAGGGCCATGAAGCCGTAGTACCACTTGATCGACATGAAGCCGGTTTCACCGTAAGGATCGTTACGGTCGGCGGTTTCCTCGCCTGGCTTCTTGTTGAAGATCTTGAACTTCACGGTCTTGCCGTCGGTCTGGAAACCGATGGTGGTGAACGAACCGTCACCGATGGCCAGCATCGGGAACACGTCGTAGCGGCCGTTGGTTTCATAGCAGATGGCGTCGCCCGAAGCGTCGGCACCAGCACCGGCCCACTTCATCATTTCCGGCACCACGACCACACGCCAGTTGTCGACTGCACCGCGTTCACCGGTGAAGGTGTTGCCGCCTGCCGAGTACTTCTGGACCGGGATGAAAGCACGCTCGTTGTGCAGGTCTTTCATTGCCATCAGGGTCGGCACCAGCTCGGAACCGCAGTAGATCACACGGGCCGCGGAGATGGTCTTGGTGTCGACCAGACGGGTACCGGTGATCGCCGTGGTGTGCTTCGGCGTGCGGTTGTTGTCCAGGTCGATGGCCAGGTGCATCAGGTCGCTGTACGACACCAGGTCATCGGAACCGATGGAGTCCTTGGAGGTCGCATTGCCGGCGTAACGCAGCACGCCAGCGGCGGTCAGCAAGTCGATCTGCAGCGCGTCTTCAGTGATCTCCGATGCGCCGTTGATCATCTCACGCGACACGTGACGGTCCAGGTCGGCGTCGGTATCGAAGTCCAGGGATTCCTGGGTGTACTCATCGAAGAAGCCGAACTTCTCGAAGGTACCTTCCAGTTCCACACGCTTGAAACCCACGCGGTTGACACGGCCACCGGTTTCCGACAGCACAGGCAGCTTGCCGGAGATGGTACCCACGTCTTTGGACGAGCCGTACAGGTTACCGGAGCCTTGCAGCACCACGGCGCCCAGGTTCAGGGCGGTGATGGCGTTGGCCTTGGCGACGGAAGCCACCTTGAACTGAGACTTGGACAGGGTCACGGTGGCAAAGCCCACACCCGCAGAACCGTCGGCACCAGCAACTGCAGTCACGCCGTCGGCGTTGTCGGCCAGGGCGGCAGCCGCAGCAGCTTTACCGGCGTTGGCGACGGACAGCACCAGGCGCGGCATGGTGACGTAGTACTGGGCATTGGTGATGGCCACGCCGGCAGCGTCGATACCCTGGTCGTTGATGTTGGCGTCATCCAGCAGCGGGATGTAGTGGTACTGCTTGATCTTCTTGCCGAAGTTCTTCGGCATGGAGCGCACGTCGGCGAGCTGGGTAAAGTATTGCTCTTTACGCGCCTCGATCAGTGCTTCCTTGTAGTAGTAGTGGGTCTGCAGCTGCGTGCCGATGGACGATGGATCGCCATTAGCTGGATCGTTATATTCGCGTCCCATGGTTCAGTTTCCTTTAGAAGTTGGGTTTGAGTTTGGCAAATTCTTCGTCAGGCAAAGACAGTGGATCGAAATCCATCTTGGCTTTGCCGGTCGGTGCGGCGCCTTTGGCCGGAGCCGCAGCACGACGCTGTTCTTCACGTTTGCTGTCATCCGCCTTCTTCGGTGATGGCTGAACGACGGTCTTCGCCACGGTAGTTTGTTGCCCACCTGCGCCCGGCTGGCCGGCCGGATTCAAGATGTGGTCAAACTTACCGTCCGCTGCCATCGCATCCCCAACTTGCCGGTATGCTTCCAGATCAGACAAACCATTCAGGCCGCCAAACAGCTTCTTGCGTTCCATTTCCGT